TATAACACATAGAGTTACAAAAATTACAAAAGGAGAGCGTAAATCCCTAGTCAATTGGCTAGAAGGTCCGCGTTGGAGATAAATGGCATTACAAAGTTCAGGAGTAATATCACTTAATGACCTTCATGTTGAAGCAGGAGGTAGTAGCGTGAGTGGTACAGCTTGTACTATAAACGACGCAGATATTAGAGCATTAATTGGAAAAGGCTCTGGTGTATCTATGAATATTGCTGAATGGTATGGAGCTTCAAGTTACACACCACCAGCCCTAGGTACTCACAAGATAACAGCTACTTTAGCCTATATCCAGCCGTGGGGATATGCTGTTTTTGGGCCCGGCCTGGGGGCTACTTTTACTGTTCATGGGGGGTATCAACATCGAAGCATTCATTATATTGCTATGTATGGTACTTCTACTGGAACAAATAGTGGTTCACATTCTCCCGTTAGTATAACCATAAACACGATGTATGAAGATATGTGGTCTCCCCATTACTCCTATAACCACCCTCGGACTCTTTTTAATGAAATGGATTCAACATCTTCTCGTATGGCAATAACAGACACTAGTAATAATCTTCTTTGGATAGGTGATTTTAGTGGTAGCCCAATATCTGGTTTGCCAAGCTCCATCGGTACTGGTAACTACACTTTTGTTTCTGGTCCATGCATAGACGATGATCATTATAGGTGGCACTCAATTAGTAATTTAACGTTTAATTGGGGAACAACCTATAGATTTCACTTTGCAAGTTCATAAAAATAATAAAGGAAAAAAAACAAAATGAAAATTTTAAGTATTAATGGTCTAAGATTTTCTTGTAAGCATAAAATTGTTAAAAGAATTAGAGAACAATATACTCTTGATAGAACTGTGTACACTGATACTGATGAGTATAATAGACCGATTAATTGGAGTATTGGCACAGATGGTGATATATGTTTTGTGCATACAGCGTGTCAGCCATTTAATGAGCCAGATGAATTTAACAGACCAACAGGCGAACATCCTGAAACTCTTGTAGCAAAAGATTTAGTTTTTAATGAATCTTTTTTAGACTTTTTAACCAACGCAGATTATAAATTTTTAGTATTAGTTGGTGCAAGTTGGTGTTTAGATAATATTTTTGATTTTAAAACACAAAGCCCTGGAGAATCAACAAGTGCTTACAAAGCTATATTAAATACAAAAGATGTAGAAACCATTATATTTACCCAAACTTGGGATAATTATAAAAAGTGTGCTTTAGATACTGTAACTTCAGACCCTGTATTCGGACATAAATTGGACTTTTTACAGGATTATGAGTTTGAAGACCGTCAATTAGATAAAAATAGATATGATTGGTTTGTACCTCAAATTGATGATTCTATTCACACAGTTATTAATGAAGATGAATTATCTGAAGATGAAATATATAATCTACTGATTGCTAAATTAGTGTAAAAAAAGAAAAGTTAGGTATTAAAAAGATATAAATACACTTAAAGGAACTAAAGTATGGCAGCACCAAATAGTAAAACAACATTAATCGACTTTTGCTTAAGATCATTAGGTGCACCTGTGATCGAAATAAATGTTGATGATGACCAAGTAGATGATAGAATAGACGAAGCTCTACAATTCTATCAACATTACCATGCAGATGGTATTGAAAAAATGTTTTTAAAACATAAGGTTACAAACAGCGAACTTATATTTCAAGCAGTAACAACAGGAACATTTGTAGAAGGCGAAACAATAACTGGTGGAACATCAGGTGCAAAAGCAATAGTTAAAAAAGTACCAACTACTTCTACGCTTAGATATAATGTCTTAGTAGATTCAAACACTCCTTTTCAAGCTAGTGAAACTGTAACAGGTGAATCATCTGGAGCAACCGGAGTTATTTCATCCTCAGGTGGAATAGTTAAAGGCGATATGGAAAACGGTTATATACCTATTAATAGTCTTATTACACAGGTCGTACGTGTATTACCAATAAGAGATTCTGTTTCAACTAGCGATATGTTTGATATAAGATACCAAATTCATTTAAACGATTTATATAGTATGGGATTTATGGGTAGTTTAGCAGAGTATGTTATGAGTATGCAATACTTAGATATGCTTGATGCAGTAGTTGATTCGGACGATAAACCAATTAACTTTGATAGACATAAAAACCAATTAGATATTTTTATGAATTGGAACGATGAATTAGAAGTAGATGATTATATTGTAGTTGAATGCTATCGTATAATCGATCCAAATACATATACTGATGTATACAATGACTACTTCTTAAAAAAATACGCAACAGCATTAATAAAAAGGCAATGGGGAACAAACCTATTAAAATTCGAGGGGATGCAAATGCCTGGTGGAGTTACATTTAACGGAAGACAGCTTTTTGATGATGCAAATGAAGAAATTACAAGATTGGAAGAAGAAGCTCGATTAAATTGGGAACAGCCAGTCGATTTTTATACAGGATAAACCATGCCTAGAAACGTTTTCTTTTCTCAGGCAGTTAAATCAGAACAAAGTCTTTATGAAGATTTAATTGTTGAGAGTTTACAAATATATGGACAGGACATTTATTATGTTCCACGTACTCTTGTAAGCAGAGATAATATTCTTGGTGAAGATCCTGCATCTAAGTTTGATGATGCATATTTAATGGAAGCTTATTTAGAAAACATAGATGGGTTTGAAGGTGCTGGTGATCTCATGTCCAAGTTCGGATTAGAAATAAGAGACGAAGCAACCTTTGTTATATCAAGAAGAGTGTGGGAAAGATTAGTTGGTAAATTTTCTAGTAACGTAGTAGATCCTAGACCACAAGAAGGAGATGTTATTTTCCTTCCAATGACAAACTCTTTCTTTGAAATTAATTTTGTTGAAGATGATTCCCCATTTTATCAATTATCTAATTTACCAGTTTATAGAATGCAATGTTCATTATTCGAATATGCAGACGAAGACTTTGATACTGGTATAGATATAATAGATCAAAAGACTGGCCAAAGTGCATATCAAGTTTTCTTAGATGTAACAGTTTCAGGTGGTAATCATTTTGAAGTTGGTGAAACAGTTTCACAGATAGTTTCAACAGGTATAACAGTTAGTGGTGAAGTACAACAAAGAACAAAATCTTCAGATATTGCTGGTACGTATGGAATATCTAATATAGGAGTGACAGGGTCAGCAGGTGTTGCAAAAGACTTTATTGTTTCTAGTACAGCAGTACTTACAGGGGGAACAAATAGTTATACTGGTACAATTACTAAAGTATATGATGTTTCAGATAATACACAAACCTTTACTACAGATGGAGCGGCGGAGAATGTGGCGATTGAGTTAGAAGCAGATAGCTTTATAGACTTTACAGAATCAAACCCATTCGGTGATCCGTCAGATACTTACTAATGTTTGGAACTCACTTTTATCACGCAACAATGCGAAAATCAGTGGCCGTATTCGGTACGCTGTTTAATGATATATCTGTAATAAGAAAAAAGACAGATGGTACAGTTTTAAATCAAATAAGAGTTCCTTTAGCATACGGTCCAAAACAAAAATTCTTAGCACGTTTAGACCAAGAGACAGGTTTTGATGCGCCAATGGGTATTAAGCTTCCTCGTATGGCTTTTGAAATGACATCTTTAGAATTAGATACTAATATAAAAGGTAATAAGATGAATAAGATTGTTGAAGACCATGCGAGTGATGTAACTAAAAAGAAGACAATATCACATTATACATCTTACAATATTGGTATGCAATTAAATATATTAACTAAAAACCAAGATGATGGATTGCAAATCGTAGAACAAATATTACCTTACTTTCAGCCAGAATATACTGTCACAATTACTCCAGTAGATAGTTTTACACATAAACAAGATGTTCCAGTCGTGTTAACAGGGGTAAGTATAGATGATAATTATGAAGGTGATTTTACAGAAAGAAGAGTATTAACTTATACATTAGACTTTACAATGAAAATGAAATTCTATGGTCCAACAGCTGATCAAAATATGATTAGGTCAATTAACCTAGATTTTGAAAAACAAACACCTGCAGAATTTTATCAAGGTCTTAATTTCTCTGTTGGGGCAAGTGATACACCAAGCAGCTTTACAGTTACAACTACAAGAGATACAACACAAAACCCAACATCAGCTGGTAATACGTTTACATATGCAGTTTCAGTTCAATCAGTTTACGGTGCTGGAAATAAATATTTTATATTTGACCAACAGCAACCAACGTTACAATTTTCACAAGGAAATACTTACATACTTACTTATCCAGCAGCACATCCAGTTAACTTTTCAATCACAGCAAATGGAACACATGGTGGAGGTAGTGCTTATACCACAGGGGTTTCTAATCCAACTTCTACCTCAATACAAATAGTGGTTAATTCAAGTACACCATCGACGCTTTATTATTATTGTGCAAACCATAGTGCAATGGGTGGAACAATTAATGTTACTTAAGGTGAATATATTATGGACAAAAAAGAAAAATTACAAAAGTCACTAGAAAAAAACTTACCAGTCAGTGCTGACGCACAAGAAAGAAAAGATAAGAAAGACATAAAAGATGATTATGAATTTTCTAGACGAACTTATAGAGATTTAATTAACACAGGTGTAGGGAGTTTAGATACGCTCGCGGAACTCGCCCGCGAGAGCGAGCACCCACGCGCATTCGAAGTATTATCTAGAGCAATAAAAGATGTTGCAGATACTACTGAAAAACTTATGGCTTTACAAGATTCTAAAAAGAAATTAGCTAAAGAAGATGAAGAAGAAAAAAAAGCAAAAGCTATTACAAATAATAATTTGTTTGTTGGAAGTACAACAGAACTACAAAGAATGCTATTAGACCATGACAAAGATATAATTGATGCAGAAGATTAAGAACAATGAATTTGGTTATCTAGGAAATCCATCTGTTAAAAGAGATGGTGTAGAAACAGAATTTACAAAAGAAGAAATACAGGAATACAGAAAATGTATGAAAAATCCTGTATACTTTGCAAAGAAATATGTAAAGATTATTTCACTTGATGAAGGTTTAGTTCCATTTGAATTATATCCTTATCAAGAAAAAATGTTTAGGCATTTTAATAAGAATAGATTTAGTATAGTATTAGCTTGTCGACAAAGTGGAAAATCGATTTCGTCTGTGGTTTATCTTCTCTGGTACGCAGTATTTCATCCAGAGAAAACCATAGCTATCCTGGCTAACAAAGGGGCTGTTGCGAGAGAAATGTTAGCCAGGATAACCTTAGCATTAGAAAATTTACCGTTCTTTTTACAGCCAGGAACTAAAGCTTTAAATAAAGGTAGTATAGAGTTTAGTAATAATAGTAAGATTATAGCAGCGGCAACGTCCGGAAGTTCTATAAGGGGTTTATCTATTAATCTATTATTCTTAGATGAGTTTGCATTTATTGATGATGATGCAAGATTTTATACATCTACCTATCCGGTGGTTTCTGCAGGTAAAGATACCCAGATTATAATATGTTCTACTGCAAATGGAATAGGTAATGTATATCATAAGCTATGGGAAGGTGCTTCACAAAGTACAAATGAATTTAAGCCTTTCCGAATAGATTGGTGGGACGTACCAGGTAGAGATGAAAAGTGGAAAAATGAAACTGTAGCAAATACATCTGAATTACAGTTTGAACAAGAGTTTGGTAATACCTTCCATGGTAGAGGTAATACACTTATAAGTGCAAATCATTTATTAGCACAAAAAGCAAAAGAACCAATCGAAGTAAAAGAGAACACTTACATTTATAAAAACCCTATTGAAGGACATGATTATATAATGACAGTAGATGTTGCAAAAGGAAGAGGACAAGATTATAGTACATTTAATATAATCGATACAACAACTAATCCTTTTGAACAAGTCTGTGTATTTAGAGATAATAATATTGCACCATTAATTTTTCCAGATATTATTTTTAGATATGCAAGATCTTATAATGATGCTTATGTAATAGTAGAATCGAATGACCAAGGTGCTGTAGTTTGTAATGGTTTATATTATGACTTAGAGTATGAAAATATGTTTGTTGAGTCATCAGTTAAAGCTGCTGGAGTTGGTGCAACTATGACTCGAAGAGTAAAACGTATTGGATGTTCTACGATAAAAGACTTTATTGAACAAGGAAAACTTAAAATCGTAGACAATCAAACAATAATTGAAATGAGTACTTTTGTTTCAAAAGGTAAATCTTTTATGGCTATAGCACCGAACCATGATGACTTAATGATGAATTTAGTTTTGTTTTCATGGTTTGCAACAACAGATATATTTAGATCTTTAACAGATATTGACATGAAAGAAATGTTATATAAAGAAAGGTTAAAAGAAATACAAGATGATATGCTTCCTGTTGGTTTCTTAGGCGAGAAATCTGAAGAGCATAAATATGAGAAAGACAAAGATGGAAACATTTGGTTCGAGGAAGAGACAAATTTTATAAACTGGTAACATGCAAAACTTTAACGACTGGCAAAATACAGCTAAGAAACCAATAGAAGAAAAGAAGCATTTTGAAAAAGATCCTTCGAATCTACACTGTATTGTTCTTGGATTAGGTGAAGAAGAAGGAACATTTGCAGATATAGTTGGTAACTTAGCTAAGAAGAAAGGAATGAAATTTACATTAATTAATGTAGATGAAGCTTATATATCTTCTGTTGATGTTGATTTAGGTTCTGTTGTTTTTCAAAATTATGATGGTGAAGATGGTGAAATAAAACTATCTAAAGAAAATTCTATTGTCTTTGTACGAGCTGGGGCTATTCAAAATTTAACTTCACAATCATTAGTATCTTCTTTAGGTACATACGGATTCTTTATGGTAAATGATTTAGAATCTATGATGTTATGTGATAACAAAATGTCAAACGTAATAGCTTTGGATCGTAATAATATACCTACTCCTAAATCGTCAGTTATAACAAATGTTAAATCTATAGAAAGCGCACACGAAAAAATTGGCGGTAAATTTCCAGTAGTTATTAAAACATTAACAGGTACACAGGGTGTTGGTGTTGCAATAGCAGAAAGTAAACAATCGTTAGTATCTGTTTGTCAAGCATTATGGAAATATGATGCACAATTATTAATCCAAGAATATTTACCTTTAAAATCAGATATTAGGACATTAGTCGTAAATGGTAAGATAGTAGGATCAGCTGAAAGAGTAAAACAAGACGATAAAGAGTTTAGAAACAATGTACATCTAGGAGCTAAAACTTTACCATATAAACTATCAGATGATGAAATAAAACTTGTTAAACAAGCCGCACGTGCGACTGGCGCACTATATTGTGGTGTTGATCATTGTAAAGTAGGAAAGAATAACTATGTTTTAGAGATAAATGGATCGCCTGGAATTCGATCACACTTTAATGCATACGATTTAGAAACAGAAAAATCACTAGGAAAAGTCAATGATGAAGATATTTTAAATACAATTATTACTTACTTTACCCATGAATTACATAGAAAACCATTATTTAGAACTGAAAGCGGTTATATAGAAAGAATAGAATTAGATGGATTAGAACAACCAATTCGTGCTAAATTTGATACTGGTAACGGAACAGATGCTAGTATGCTACATGTAGATTCTTTAGATATAGATGGAGATACAGCTATTTGGGAGAAGAATAAACAGAAATTTAGGTCAAATATAACCGATGTTTCTATAGCTAGAAGATTACCAACTATAAAAGAAAAGAGACCAGTTATAGAATTAACTGTACATTTTAATAATAAATCTTATCCAAACACACGTATTGCACTATCTACAACAGATACAGCTTCTGAAATGTTAATAAACAGAGACCTAATATCAACATTTAAAGTATCAGTTAACCCAAATAGAAGGTTTGTATTGTCTGACCACGTTGGAAAAGAAGATAATACAGACACTTAGAAACATAGAAAGCATAAATAAAAGTATTGAAAATAACCGTATTATGAAACTTATAAACTAACTCACAACAATTGAGAGGATAAAGCGATGGCATTTCAAGTATCACCAGGCGTCCAGGTAAAAGAAATAGACGCAACGAATGTAATCCCAGCCGTATCTACCAGCATTGGTGGATTTGCAGGATCATTCAACTGGGGACCAGTAGACCAAATAGTCACAGTAGGTTCTGAATCAGAACTAGCTGAGCAATTTGGTACTCCAGATGACAATACAGCGAAATATTTTCTTACAGCTGCGGCATTCCTTAAATATGGTAACGCGCTGAAAGTTGTTAGAGTACTATCAGGTCATGATAATGCGACTGCAGATGGTACTGGACAACTTATTAAGAATGAAGATGATTATGATAATAACTACTCGAGTGGTTCGTTAGCTAAGGGTTTATGGGTAGCCAAATATCCAGGTTCATTAGGAAACAGCTTAAAAGTTTCTATGATTTCGCAAGGAATCTCAGACTTTTCAGCTTGGGCCTTTGCATCATCTTTTGACGGTGCTCCTGGAACATCTGACTACGCAGTTAACTTAGGTAAAACTAACTTTAATGACGAATTACACGTAGCAGTTATAGACGAAGACGGGTTATGGACAGGTACAGCTGGTACCGTTCTAGAAACATTCGCATTCGTATCTCAAGCGTCAGACGCGAAGAAGACTGATGGAACTACCAATTATTATAAAGATGTTATTAATAATAACTCTAAATATATTTGGTGGGCTGATCACGACTCTACAAATCTAACAAACGCAGGGGAATCCTTAGCAAGTAGATCGAGTGCATTTGACACCCATAACTCAGCTATTGACCATAGCTTAAGTGGTGGTTCAGACGATAATACTCCAACAGCAAGCGAAATAGCTTCAGGCTATGATCTTTTCGAAGATGCAGAAACTGTTGATGTTAACTTATTGTTTGCATGTCCAGATGCTAACGGACAAGAAACAATTGCAGAAGACTTAATCTCTATTGCAGAAGCAAGAAAAGATTTAGTCGCATTTGTATCGCCTCCAATCGAAGACACAGTAGGAAGTTCTACACCAGCAGCAGATGTTATGACGTTTGCAAATGGTTTAACTAGTTCTTCATACGCAGTTTGTGATTCAAGCGCACTATATGTATATGACAAATACAATGATGTATTTAGATATATCGGTGCAGCTGGTCACGTAGCAGGTCTATGCGCTAATACTGATAGAGTGGCAGATGCATGGTTCTCACCAGCTGGTGT